GAAAAAGTAAAATTTTTCCAAGCTGTTGATAAAGCTGCAAAAGCAAAATCGGAAGGTAGATTAACTGGTTTACCAGAAGAATTAACCGATAAGCAAAAGCAGATTGATGTCGATAAAGATGGTGAGATTGAAGGTTCCGATTTAGCACAATTAAGAGCTAAAAACGAACAAAAAAAAAAATAAATGAGAACCTTGCTTTGGGAATTATATCTACTTTAAGTAGTATAATTATCGGTAAGATTATATTTTATTATCTTTATGAATTGGCTAAAAAAGGAATGAATTATTTTTCTGGAAAGCCAGATTATAAAGATGCTGTTAAGAAGATTTTAGATTCAATATCAACAAATAAAAACGTAATCGCTGATATATCTAAAATAGTAGATGAAAGTGGTGAAATGGATAACGCAGCTGCAGATAAAATTTTAAAATTGGGATATATCCAAACCCAAATAGTAAAAATGGTTGATTCAAAAAATAGTGAAATTGATGAAACCGAGTTAAAAAATGAATTAAAAACTATTCTAATAAAATCGTGGAGCGATTTGGGTAACAAGTCAGTTGATAAAGTTAAAAAGAGTTTAAAAAGATGAATAAAGGATTATTAATAGAAACGCATTTGTTTGAAGCGAAGCTCGTTAAAGAAGAAAATGGAACATATTTGGTTCAGGGAATTCTTCAAAGAGCAGGGGCTCCAAATCAAAATAATAGAAGATATCCAAAAGAAATCTTAATGAGAGAATGTGAGAAATATGGCCAACTTATTAAAGAAAGAAGAGCATTAGGTGAATTAGACCACCCAGATTCTCCTGTAATCAACTTAAAAAATGTATCACATAATATTAGAGAAATTTGGTGGGATGGTGATGATGTAATGGGGAAGGTTGAAATTCTTTCTACACCATCTGGTAATATTCTAAAAGAATTATTAAAAAATAATATCCGTTTAGGTATTTCATCGAGAGGATTGGGTTCGGTAAAAGAATTAAGAGATGGTACAGTAATGGTACAAGAAGATTTCGAATTAGTAGGTTGGGATTTTGTTTCTAACCCATCTACGCATGGAGCATTTATGGCTCCTATGAACGAAAGTAAACAATGGGCAAAGGTGGCAGAGGAATGTGGTAAGTGGTGTAAGGCACAAGATTTAATGAGAGAAATTATAATTGAATTAAATTAATAAAATGGCAAAGTTAGTAAATTTAATACCTGGTAGAGAAATACAAAAAGAAGCATTGGATGATATGGATACTGCGTTGCCAGGAAAAGTTGAAAGATTTTTAGATAGAGCACTGACGGTTATCAAATCTTATAATTTATCAAGAAAAAAAGAACAATTTGTAATTGCAAAATTGATAGATGCATTGGGAATGACTCCATCGGACTTAAATCAAGCGGTTCAACGATTAAAAAGAAATAAAATTGTAAAGAGATAACTATGATAAAGTTAAAAGATATATTAAAAGAAACAGAAGAGTTTCAACAATTACCTTCTGAAATTAAGAAACATTTTTTAGAAATTATTTCTACCTATGGCCAGCATAGAGAAAATATGAGTAGAAAATCTGATATTAGACAAGTTGCAGAAACTCTTGGTGCAATTGCAGATGCTGCACAAGAGTACACATTGAGAGAAGGTGGTGATTGGTTTGATAGAGTTACTATCAAAAGAAATATGAAAGAATTGAAATCTTTGCAAGAAAAATTTGAAAAAGAAGCGATTGAAGCAAAATCACAAGAACAAAGATTAGAAGCTCTTTACGAAGATATGGGACATGTTTTAGGTAGATATTTTGAAATTGCAGAAATCACCGAACAACAGATGCATCAAAGATTAGGAATTAAATAATATAATGATTAAGTTATCCGAACATATAAAAGATGAGTGGAAAACCAAACAAATAATTAAGCCACAAGAAAATAATGGACTTAATGAGGGATTACTTCGTCTTATATTAGAACCATTGGGTATATACTTTATAGCAACGTGGTTAGCAAATGTTTTTGAAAAAATAGCAGATTATCAAGATGGTTTTAATAGTAAATTAATACCCGCACAAAAAGAAATAGTTAAGAATGTGGGTGGTGATGATATTGTTAAAAAAATAAATAATGCATACTACGCAGGAGCAACACCTGTTAGAATGGCGGAAATATATGTAAAACATCCTGAAACTCAAAAAGAAATACAAAAATATAAAAATGATAAAAGAGTTGAAGAAGGTGGAGGTATTGATGCACTTGAAAAAGAACTTATAAAACTTATGACTAAAGCGTATTCTGATATTAAATTACAAAGAAAAACCGTAAAAGATTTAGAAAAAGCTATAAAATAATATGGAACAATTAGCATCACTTTTATTACACAGTAGAACGCAGGCTCATACATTTCATGTTGGAGTTAGAGGTGTAGGTGCATTATCAGCACATCAAGCATTACAATATTACTATGATACTATTGGTGGGATTATAGATGGGTTGGTTGAAGCATATCAAGGTCAATATGGTTTAATTAAACTACAATCGGTAAGTGGTTTAGATACAAACAATGATATTAAAAATATTATTGCATACTTTGATAAACTATTAGCAGCAGTTGCAAAATTGAGAGAAGATAAGAAATTACAAATGAGTTGGTTACAAAATGATATTGATACGATTGTAACTTTACTTTATCAAACCAAATACAAGTTAGTTAATCTACAATAAGTTATGTTGATTATCAATGTTAAGAGTGGAAATATAGAATCCGCACTCAAAGATTACAAAAGAAAAGTTCAGAACTCAAAGCAAATTGAGCAATTACGAGATAGGCAAACGTTTGTAAAACCTTCTGTTAAAAAACGTTTACAAATAGAAGATGCTAAAAGAAAAAATAAATTTTTATATTAATTCTTTAGTTTTCTAAAAAAATACTATATTTATTATCAAATATCCCATTCTATATGGGATTTATTATTACAACATAGTTGGTTAATGAATACCCTTCTCTTATAAGGTGTGACCGAACAACCGACAATTATCTATTGGAGTTTCCTTCCCGAATAACTTCACAACAAATTTAAGGAGAAAAACAATGGCAAATTCAAAATTATTGAAAGAAGCAATTGCCGATGCTAAAGCTGTAAAAGAAACTGCATTAGCTAACGCAAAACTCGCGCTTGAAGAAGCATTCACTCCAAGACTTCAGTCTATCTTATCTCAAAAGTTAAGAGCAGAAGCTGAAGCAACGGACGAGAAAGATGCAGAAAAAGTAGATGAGGAATTAGATTCAACAGGCATTGGTTCTTCTACTTCTAATCCTAAATTAGACGCACATACCGAATTCGAAGGTGGTTCTACAAAAACTGCATCAGGTGAGCCAGGAGCTCAAGTTGCAGATTTCAAAAAAGTAGCAGATATCAACGAAGAAGATGGTATGGAAATGGGCGATGATGAAGAAGCTGCAAAGCAAAACGAAATCGCACAATTAAAAGCTAGATTAGCAGAATTAGAAGCAGGTGATGACCAAATGGCTGATGAAGAACCAAAAATGGAAGCTGATGATGAAATGGGTTCAGATGATGAATTCAATTTCGATTCAGAAGAAAATGGTGATGATATGGACATGGGTATGGATTCTGAAGAAGATTCAGAAGAAGATGACATGGATTTAGAAGCAATCATCAGAGAATTAGAAGCACAATTAGGTGATGAAGATTCTGAAAAAGAAGAAGGTATGTATGAAGCTGAAGAAGAAGATGACAAGGAAGAAAAAAATGAAAACTTGGCAGATGGTTCAGAAGCTGGTACAGACAAAGGTGAGGACCCTAAAGTGGTTGTAACCAATGAAGAAGAATCTAAAGAAGATGACGAAAAAGTTGTTGATTTAGAAGAAATTCTTCGTGAAATGGAAGCAGACATGAAAGATGACAAAGAAAAAGTTGATGAAGAAGAAGACAAAGAAGAAATGGAAAAAGAGCTTAACGAGGCTTACAAAACCATCAAATCTCTTCAAAAAACTATCAACGAAGTTAATCTTTTGAATGCAAAACTTTTATTCGCAAACAAATTATTCAGAGCTCATAACATGACTAACGAACAGAAAGTTAAAGTTATCGAAACTTTGGATAGAACAAAATCGGTTAGAGAAGTTAAATTGGTTTACTCTACATTAGCAGAGAATTTCAAATATTCAGTATCTAACAAATCTACTAAAAAATCAATTTCTGAAGGAATCGCTAGCAAAGCAGTTAAATCTACAAAGCCAGCAGCAGCAAAAACAGTAATCGCTGAATCAGCTGATTTTTCTGACAGATTTAAGAAGTTAGCAGGTATTATTAAGTAATTAACAAAAAATAAAATTAATTAAAATGGACTTAAAACAAATTATGACAGGAAAAAACCCACAGTCATTAATGCTTGAGCAAACTAGAGGTTTGAAAGCAAAGTGGGAGAAGACTGGCTTACTCGAAGGAGCAGGTTCAGAAACTTCAAAGCATGGTATGGCAGTAATGCTTGAAAACCAAGCAAAACAATTACTTGATGAAGCTACTAGAACTGGTACTTCAGCAGGTTCAGAAGAGTGGGCTGGTGTAGCTCTTCCATTGGTAAGAAGAATCTTTGGTTCAATTGCATCTAAAGAATTCGTTTCTGTACAACCAATGAACTTACCATCAGGTTTGATTTTCTATATGGATTTCAAATATGGTACTGACCAAGCAGGTAACCCATCATTCAATGGTCAATCATTGTTTGGTAACGGTGGTGAATTCGGTAAAGATTCTTTATCTCCAGCAGGTAACAAATTGGGTTCTACTCAAGCAGCTGCAGGTGGTCTTTATGGAGCAGGTAGATTTGGATATACAATCAACGATTTAACTTCTGCATCTATCGCAACTGTAACTACAGCTTCTTTAGCAGAATTAAACTACAATTTAGGTAATGCAACTTTAGCTGCAGCATATACAGGTAACACTTTGAAGAAATTCGCAATTTCAATGCCAGCAGGTGCAGACCACAATGGTATTAGAGCATTCGAACCAACTTCATTGACTGGTTCTGTAACTTTCTTCCCTGAAGCAACTTACATCTCTGGTTCTAGCGTAGTATTCGTAGCAGCAGCTACAGGTTTAGGTAATGATAACTCGGTAGAGACTTCATTAGCATACCACGCACAACCAACTGATATCACAAGAGGTGACTTTGAAGATAGAGGACAGGCTGATATCGGTATTCCAGAAATCGAATTAGAATTAAAATCTGAACCAATCGTTGCTAAAACTCGTAAGTTGAAAGCAATTTGGACTCCAGAATTAGCACAAGACTTGAATGCATACCATTCAGTAGATGCTGAAGCTGAATTAACTCAAATGTTATCTGAATACATCTCTTTGGAGATTGATTTAGAAATCCTTGAGATGTTACAGCAAAATGCATTCTCAACTGAATATTGGTCTGCAAAAGTTGGATACGATTTTAATGGTTCTGGTTTCGCAGTTGATTCTAACTCGGTTCAAGCAGGCGCTTACACAAAGAGCACTTGGTATCAAACTTTAGGTATTAAATTACAAAAAGTTTCTAACAAGATTCACCAATTAACTATGAGAGGTGGTGCAAACTTTATCGTTGTATCTCCAAACGTAGCTACTATTTTAGAATCAATGAACGGTTTCTCTGCAAATCCTGGTAAAGATGCTTTACAATTTGCTGCAGGTGTAACTAACATCGGTTCAATCTCTAACAGATATGATGTTTACAAAAACCCATACATGACAGAGAACGTAATCTTAATGGGCTTCAAAGGTTCTAACTTCTTCGAAACAGGAGCAGTTTACGCACCATATGTACCATTGATTATGACTCCATTAGTTTATGATCCAGTAAACTTCACTCCAAGAAGAGGTGTTATGACTAGATACGCTAAGAAAATGGTAAGACCAGAGTTTTACGGTAAGATTATCGTTGATGGTTTAGACACTCTATAATCTTTGAGTAGATTAGATAAGTAATAAACTTACAATAAAGAAAAAGGGAGAGTAGAAATACTTTCCCTTTTTTTATTTATATAATTCATATTTATAGTAGTATAACTCTATAAATTTTAATAAATGTCATATAACAATTATTGGTCAGGTTCATCAGCATCGGAATTTTCCGCATCAGTAGCTTTATCACAGGCAACTCCATTTGGATTGTATGATTCTGATATTGATTTTAGAAGCGATGCACCTAAAACTGCAACATGGGTTGCAAAAAGATTGGGATATCCTATTGTAAATATAGAATTGGATAATCAACAAATTTGGGCATGTTTTGAAGAATCAGTTTCGGAATATTCAGCTCAAGTAAATCAATTTAACCTTCGTAATAACCTTGATATTCTTAAAGGACAACCAAAGGGTAAAGTTTTAAATTATTCACAAACACTTGTTGAGGGTTCATTTCTACCAACAGCTGTTCGTATGTCCCAACAATATGGAACATTAGCGGGAGTAGGTGGTGCAACGGAAATAAGAAAAGCATATATAGAACTTACGGAATCTGTACAAAGATATAATTTAATGTCAAGTTCAATTGATTTACAACAAAACAAAAACTTTGCAAATATATTTAGTGGAAGTTCTACAATTGATGTTATGAGAGTTTACCATGAAGCAATTCCTGCTATTACAAGATTCTTCGACCCATATTCAGTAGGTGCACAGGGAACATTGAATCTGATTTCCGAATTGGGATTTGGTAACTATTCACCAGCAGCACAATTCTTAATGATGCCAATATATGAGGATATATTAAGAATGCAACATATTGAATTTAATGACCATATTCGTAAATCGGCACACACCTTCAATATTGTAGATAATAAAATAGAAATATTTCCTGTACCGACAAATAGTACGGTTAAGAAGATATATTTTGATTATATAAGTAGAGATGAATTTGAACATGATTCACAAACGATTCAACCGGATTCACTTTCGGATTACTCTGATATTCCATATGATTTTATTCAATATGCAAATATTAATGATGTTGGAAAACAATGGATTAGAAAATATACACTTGCTTTATCAAAAGAATTATTGGGAGCAATTAGAGAAAAATATAATTCAGTTCCAATTCCAGATGGTGAAGTTCAATTAGATGGTGCGGCATTAAGAGCAGAAGCGCAAGTAGAAAAAGATGCACTTATTACTCAATTAAGAGAAAACCTTGAAGAATTGAGTAGAATTAAAGTGATGGAAAATAAAGCACACGAATCAGACCATCAGCAAGAAATGTTAAGAAAAGTTCCTTTAAAATTATATGTAGGATAATATGCCAAAGTTTTTAGTAGGTAGAGATATAAGTTTCTTACGAAATGTTGCCAGAGAATTGGTAGAAAAAGTAATTGAAGAAACTTGCGTTTTATATAAAATAAATATAAATGAAACAAAAGTAAACATATATGGAGAGGCCATGAATAAAACTTGGCACAGAGGAGTTGAGTTATATGTTTTAATTAGTAAAGAAGCGGAAACCCCAAATTACGAAGGATTTGGACCTGATACAAATCAAAATGTAGAATTTCGTTTTGATAGAGAACATTGTAGAGAAAGAAGTGCATACCCTGAAGTTGGTGATGTTATTTATTTTAATGATGCTTATTATGAAATAGATAACACAAATGAAATACAATTAGTGGGTGGATTGCCTGGTGGAGAAAATGAAACAAACGAAGCATACGATAGAAGAAATTGGAGTATTATTTGTTCTACATTTATGGTATCTAAATCAAATCTTAATATTGAAGAAAGAATAAATTAATAATAAATGTCAGTAAACCCATTAAGACCCGACCTTAATAGAGGTAAGGAAATAAAATCTGAAAAAAATGACCTTAAAAAGAGTGTAACTCTATTTGATATAGATTATGCTATGATGTCTTATTTAGAAGATACCGTTTTACCTACATTAAAAGATGGTAAAGGTGTAGCGGTAAAAATTCCAGTTATATATGGTAATTCTGAAAGATGGAACGGTTCTCGTAGACAAGGTGTTTATAGGGATAATAAAGGTAAAATACAATTACCCATTTTGATGATAAGAAGAACATCAATTGCAAAAGATGAAACAATGTCAATGCCAAATAGGCACGTTTCATATGCCGCAATTACAAAGTGGTCAAAGGATAATCGTTATGACCGTTTTACAGCATTGGGAGGTGGTACAAAACCAAAACAAGAAATTTTTAGAATAGCAATGCCAGACTATGTTGAGG